AATATCAGAGTACGAACGCAAGCGCGGTATGGCAATAGCCAAAGCTATGGGCAAGATGCAGGAAGGCGGGAGTGTTCCTTCTTTTTCTAATAAGAAAAGTTTTAGAGATTTTTTAAACAAACAATTTGCATTAATGAACACTTCTCCTGAAGATTTTGATAGCTCTGATAAATACAGTATGGCCATGTATTCTAATCCAGAAGATAGCGCTAGAGCTGTTTTTATGGATAAAGTATCAGATAAATTTTATACAGACAACAGAAAAAAACTATTAGACAAAACAGGATTTAGTAAATTTTTAAAAAGAAGCCAAAATCCATTAGGTATTTATTCATCAAATGAAGATAGAGTAAGACGTAATGCAGAAATGCAATATTTGCAAAATGAGTACGGTAGCGCTCTTGATGATTTGTTAAACATTTACAATAAAAAAGATATAAAGCAAATGGGTGGCATGGTAGGTATGCAAAGACCTATGAACCCTGCTATGAACTTTAGTCCCATGCAACGCATGAATCCTAGAATGTATCAAGAGGGTGGCCAAGTTGACAAAGGTGCTTATCCGGCAAAAGATATGGAAATGCTAAAACAGTTTCCATTAACGTATAAGTTTTTTATGGACAGAAGAGGTCAACAATCATACTACCCAGAGCAAGATAGCCTAGCTGCAAGAATGTTTCGTGGAGAAATTGACCCTAATGAGGCATTTTCAAAAGCATTAATGTTACCCTTGACACAAGAAAAGGGAACAGCTCCGCCTCGCAGGCAACAGGAAATACGTAATCCCAATGAAAGATTTGGCCCACCAGATTCACTTGCTTATAGCGTTAAGGATTTAGAAAAACAAGCCGAAGAAAACTTTGAATCATTTATGGATTCTTTAGAGTATCGCAGAAGTTTAAATCCATTTACAGGTAAACCTATGGATACTGACGCTGACCTAGAGAGACTTCGTAAAAGAATGATACAGTCTAGGATACCACCATCAAAGCAACGTATGCCAATGCAAGAAGGTGGTCAGATTCCAAGCGCAAGGTCAATGCGTCCAAGCGTAGAGGCTCAAGAAAGATTGTTACGTGACTTACAAGCACAAGGATTGGTTGGTACTAATCCAGCTGATACTCCCGGTTTTTTTCCTTTAGCTAGCCAAGCCCAACCGGGCTCACTGATAGAAGCTATTAGTTCTGATAGAAGAGTCATGCCTTTAGAAATGCAAAGCGACAGGTATATGACAGAAATACCTAACGCTAAGAATTATCAATCATATGAAATGCAACCACCTGTATACTCAAAAGAAGTTACAGTTGTACCAAAGTTAAGCACGGCCTATCTTGCGTCATTTGGTGTTGAAACACCCCTTTCAAAAAGACAGCAAGAATTATTGCTAAGAAAGGGAGTTGCCCCTCAAACATTAAATCCATCGGTTAAAGGATTAATTAACAGAGTATTAGTACAAAGACTAGGAAACGAAAATAATTAATGGTATTAGAAAAAGATAAACGAGCTGATTACAACCAAGAGCTGTATAGAAGGTATAGAGATGCAAGGCAGAGTTGGGATACAGAATCTCGTTATGATATAGACTTTTATCACGGCAATCATTTTACCGCAGCAGAGGTAGATGATTTACAGGCTCGCAATCAAGCCGATGTCCCTATGGACAGGATTGGGCCAGCAATAGAAAAATTCAAAGCGGTGTTGACATCTCGTTCACCGGCTTTTACAATTACCCCAAGAGAAGACTCAGATGTAAAAGTTGCTTCATTATGGAGAACTATTATGGGTTTTATCTGGGGACAGTCAAATGGTGACTGGCAACTAAAACAGGCCATTCACGATTACGCAACAACAGGTATGGGTTATCTGTATTGTTACGTTGACCCAGAGTCAGACTTCGGTAGAGGTGATGTAAAGTTCACATATGTAAATCCTTTCAGGGTCTATGTTTCCCCTAATACGCGCAACCGATGGTACGATGACGCCGAGAGCGTTATCCTTTCTACTATACTTACAGGTGAACAGGTTACTAACCTCTACCCAGAATTAGCAGAGCAGAAGAATGAAGAGACAGGAGAGATGGAGGCAGGAATCATTCAAGACTTAGAGACCTATCTTGAAGAAGATTATCCTGATGCGATGAATAATAATAGTCGCAAAGTTTATACGCCTGCGGAAACAAAGGAACTAGAATACTACGAGAGAAGCAAGTATCAGATACTTGAAAGATTCTACAAAACAAAAGTTACATTCTATCGTGTTATTGATATGCAGAATGGAGAAGAGACTGTACTAAGCGAAGCTGAGTACGAAGAGTTCGTAGAAAATAACAGAGAGCAGATAGAAGTAAGTCAATATGAAGTAATACCAATACAACAAACACGTGTCAAGGTTTGTGCTAGTATTGGTCAAATAGTATTATATGAAACAATTCTTAACACAGACCATTACCCAATCGTACCTTTGCCAAACATATTTACAGAAACACCGTATCCAAAGTCAGATGTATCCCGTGCTAGACCAATGCAACGTCTTCTTAATAAACTTTGGTCACTTGCTGTTTCCCATGCTCAAGCGTCTGGTGGACTCAAACTATTAGTTCCACTAGGTAGTGTTGAGGATATTGGCCAGTTAGAGAGAGACTGGGCTAATCCTAATGCAGTAATAGAAGTTGACTCTACGCAAGGCGAGCCACACTTTCCTGCTCCCCAACCATTAGCCTCTGAGTTTTACAGATTGATACAGCAGTGTGAGTTTTATATAGACTTTACGTTTGGACTACCGGAGATGATGCACGGATTTTCTGATAAAGCACCTGAGACCGTTGCCGGTACAGAGCGTATGATTGCACTTGGAACAGAAAGACCAAAGTCAAAACTCAGAGATATTGAGTTTAGTATCAATCGTCTTGGTCAGGTGTTGTACAATTTGTCCAAAGGACATTACACATACAAAAAGATTTTTAGACTAATCAGTGCGAATAACGATATAACAGAAGCTACAGTCAATATGTACGATGATAATGTTGGTACTATTCTTGACATTAAGAAAGAAAGACATAACTTAGCTCAGCATGATATTCGCATTGAGCCCGGTTCTACATTGCCAACAAACAAATGGGCTGAGCTCGGTGTCTATATGGAAGCGTTCCGTATGGGTATCGTAGATAAGCAAGAAGTGCTTAAAAAGAACCCAGAGATATTTGATAAGGAAGGTATTATGCGCCGTACTGAAGAAAGAGCATTGATGCAAAGACAGATACAGGCAATGGAAGAACAAATAAAGAATTTGGAGGGTGACCTCCAGACTGCCCAAAGGGAGTCTGTTAGCGATAGAAAACGTGTCGAGGTTGAGAAATTTAAATCTCGACTACAAGATATCGCTTCAGACGCCAAAGCTGATAGGAGAGTTCAATTAAACAATCTACAAACAAAGGTGAAGCTCGAAGCGGAGAAATTAGCAAATGTTAGAAAAGACGCTAGTTCTGCTCCAGAAGCGTAGAGACATCTATTAAGGAGATACAATGGACAATACACAGACAGAGGCCATGCAAACCGCTGATGGTTTAGCAAATCAAGGTAACGACATCATAGCAGAAGTAAGAGAAGAGACCAACGCCGCTTACGATACTGAAGCAAATGTTGCAGAAGCACAACCACAAGTTGACGCAGTTGACGAAGTGGATTATTCTGCTCCAGAGCAAAGCGTTGAAAGCGAAACGGTTCCTCTAAATGAATGGGAAGTAGAAGCAAAGAAGTTTCAGTCAATGTACGATAAGTCACAAGCTGAAATTGATAAGCTTCGTAGACTAGAGCCACTTGGTGAGCTTTTAGAAAACAGACCTGATTTAGTGAACGTCTTACAAGAAAATATGAATCGTCCCGCAGAACCTCAGCAAAACAATCAACCCGGTTTAAAAGCGGAAGATTTTAACCCTTGGGATGCGTATTATAATCCAGAGTCACCATCTTTCAAGTTCAGGCTAAATCAAGAGATGCAGCTTGCCAAAGATGTAGTAGACAATGCGATGGCGCAACAAAAGCAACAAATGCAAGAGGAGATAACATACAACAATACTGTTAATGAGTTACGTAATACCTACAAATTTTCTGACACTGATGTCAAAGAGTTTATGGGTTTTGTTACACAACCAAAAGAGTCTGTTGGGTTATCAAATCTGGTGAAGCTATTTCGGGACGTTAAGAATAAAGGAAACGGCCCAGAGACTGCTCAAGCTGTACGACAAGCTCAAGAACAGCCAAGAACGGCTGGCGTTCTTCAAGGTGGAGCACCTAGCTCTCCCAAAACTGAAGAAAGTAAAATTTGGGATGGTATCGTAAAAGCGGGAAGTCGGAATAGCGTACTTTAATTAACTAACAAATGGAAGGAATTATATAATGGCATATAATAATCCTCATCCGTTGAAGGTTGGAGACCCCGGTGCGGTAATCGACAGTACGATTCCTTCGAGACGACTGTTTAACTTTAGTGATAGAGTAGCAGACCTCGCTCCAGAAGAATCACCATTTTTTGTTTACTTATCCAAGGTAGCCAAAGTTCCAACGGACGACCCACAGTTTAGGTGGCTGAAAGACAGAAACAAGATTGATATGACTGATAGAAGTTTCCAGCTTGCAGCTGCTCACACTGTTCCTGCTGCTGGAAGTACACTTACTTACACGGTAGAAACAGATGGCGAAGCGTCAGTAGACTTCCTAATTAAAGGTATGGTATTTGCTGTTGGTGAAACAAACGCATCAACCAATGAGCCTGAAACAGCTATTGTACGTATTGAAAGCTCTCCAGTAGACACTGGCAGTGCAACAACCTTTACAGGTCGCACAATTTCTGCGGCAACTGGCTCGACAACAGCAGCTGCTGACCAAACGAAGTGTACTGTTATTGGTAGTGCTTTTGAAGAAGGTTCAGGTTCTCCTGACTCATTCTCTCGTGAACTCGACAACGGTATTGGATACACTCAGATATTCAAGACTTCTTGTGAATTAACTAATTCTGCAAGAGCTACTGTTTACAGAGGATACGCAAGTGAGTTCGATAGAATTTGGAATCTTAAATTAAGAGAGCACAAAGTAGATATCGAAAGAGCAATGCTTTTCGGTCAAGGTGGTAGTGTTAATGGTATCGGATATTCAGATGGTATCGTTGGTAGTATTGTGAAAAATTCACAGTCTCAAGTAAAAGACAACGCACAGTTATCTTACACTGAAGACAAAGGATACTTCTCAACACGTTCTGATGCACAATTTACCTATGACGCATTACTTGCAGACTTAGAAGTTGTATTTGACCCCGCTCGCGGCGGTTCAGGTGCAAAACTAGCTCTTTGCTCGCTACCAGTTATTACGTTCTTTAACAAACTGGCAAGTTCTTCAACATTCCTATCTAGTGCATACTCTGCTGCACATCCATTGATGGCGCAGGAAAGAGGAGTATATGGTCACAAGGTAATGAAAGTTGAAACCATTCATGGCGACCTTACTCTTGTAAAAGAACCATTATTCAGAGGCTTTGCTGCTGGATTCATGTGTCTTGTTGACCTTGACCAAGTAGCTTACAGACCTCTAGTTGGTAATGGCGTAAACAGAGACACTCATATTATGACAAACGTACAAAGTGCAGATGAAGACTTACGCAAAGACATGGTTCTTACAGAGGCCGGTCTTGAAGTTTCTCTTCCTGAAGCACACGCTTTGTTTAACTTTGAATCTGCTTACACAGCACCTTAATCTAGGAGGTAATGAATAATGAGAGCTGCAACCAGAGAAAAGAATAGTGGTAAAGGCGGATTTCTACATAAGGTAGAACCGATTACCGTAGCACGTACATTAGTAGAAGCTGATAGTGGAAAAGTTTTCATGCTCAGTTCTGCTGGTGGTGCGTATGAAATTACACTCCCAACAGCATCAACTGGCGTTGATGGATGTCACTACAAGTTTATTGTAGAAGAAGAGACACCAACTGGCGCTATTACAATCGCTGCTGGTAGTGCAATCATTAGCATGGTAATGAAAGACCCGGGCGGAAATGCCTCCAACTCAACAGCGGGTACTCAGGTATCTAATGTGATTGTTGGTACTTCAGCACAAAAAGGTGATTACATTAATATAATGTTCACCGGTGGTGAGTACGTAGCAGAAGCTATGTCCGGTATTGATGACGCAATTACTACTTCATAACCTGAAATCATAAGGGTAACAGATTGGATTTCTGTGGGGCTAATCGTACAAAGGGTTAGCCCCGAATATCCAAAGAATTAAAATTAAAAGAGGAACAATATGGCTGCATATGGAAATGTAAAAGTAAAAGTTTTTATTCATCCCGGTAATCCCGGAGATGAAACTGGCGATGCTGGAACTATGGCTCGCGATATAAAAGATTATGTAGCATCATTGGATTCTACAAATAATGCTGTAATCTCTATTACACACGCTACATTAGCTGGTGATAGAATTATGACATTGGTTGTCGGTGGTGCTTAGTGAAATGTCAGCATTGTAAAGCTGATAATGAAGGTGGTTGGTTTTATTGTAGGTCATGTGGCCTACGTGCAAGCCAACCTATGTACACCCCTAATGTTATTGTTAGGGATACAAACTTTGCAACCGCTATTCGTAAAGACCAAATAAACTTTACGGAGACAACGATAGGTGACGACATTAAATCAAAAGGTGGAGTATTAGATGGCAACATTTAGTGCACAAATACAAGACTTAGTTGGCTCATTTAGTGACGAGGCTGCTTTAGACCAATTCATAACAGAAGGGGCAAACGAAGTAATAAACTCAATGCCTCGCAATGTTATGGAAAGAGTGGCAGAAGAAACAGCAGTAACGGATGGAACTACAACATCCGAAGGGCACAAGATACTTTATGTACTGAGAAATGACGGTACTATTGACCAGCCTTGTAGACAGGTTCCTGCTTATAAAAGAGGTAGGATACAAGACTCTTCTGATATGGAGCACGCTACAACATCTGACCCTGCTTACTACATACAAGATGGCAAGATAAATATATTTCCAAACGGTAATGGATTAATGGTTTCTGTACCAACTTACAGTCAATCCTCTCCGTTAGATGCTAGTGGTCTATCAACGATTACAAACTTTCCAGATGAGTACGAGTATCTAGTGACATTGTATGGCGCAATCAAAGCATTGCAACAAAACCTTTCTGGATTAGTTGAGGGAGATTTTAGTATATCAGCATCAGCACCTAGCGCTCCAAGTTTAGCT